TACAGCCTCTGTTATATAAGGATCGCTCCATTCGAGATTGGTTAGATAGTTATGCTTCTATTATTAGAGTGTTGGACTCTTTACCTGTAACCGAATCTTATAGTGATTCAGAGATACTAGCCAATCTAGATTCAGTGATTGCGAGAGGACAAATGTTGCAAGGCAAGGATCCTGCAGCTTTGACTATGTTGTTACGAGATTTAATGACTCGTCGATCAAGTTTATTGAAAACTTTCAACATCGACTCTTATCGTTCACCTCCATTTTCAATTCTTTTACATGGTCCACCTAATATAGGAAAATCTCATATGGTTAATATGCTTGGTACTTGTTATCACGCAGCAATGCATCAACCACTTGAAGATTATCCAGATGGTTTACAGCCAACATTGACGTGGGATCCCAGGAGAAATGTTTATACACGAAATGCAGAGGATGAGTATTGGTCTCAGATGAAAGGAGCTCAGTCTTGGTATATTGTTCTAGATGATTTGGCAAAGGAAAGGGCTTTTGTTCTATCTCATGGTCAAACTACTTCTATTAGTGAGATTATCACTGTGGTTAATTCTATTGGTATAGCCACAAATCAAGCTTCATTGGAGGATAAAGGTACGATACCGCTACTGCCTAAGTTAGTAGTGGGTACAACCAATATCAAGCATTTAAATGCATCAGTAGCGGTTGAAACCCCATCCGCTATACTTCGGCGCTTTCCTTATGTAGTGGAACCACGTGTGCTTCCTGAATTTTGGAATAATGAGAGATGTTGCATTGATACTGGTGGTGTTGCACGTTATGATATATGGATGTTCAAGGTTGAACTGTATAAATTGCGTGGTATTGTGGGTGAATATGAGTTAGTTAAATCTCCTTCTGGCAATGATGAATTTACGAGTGTAGAATTCACTAACTTTATCATGCGTGAAATGCAGGTTTTCGTCCAGAAACAGATGGCTTTAGAGAAAACGCCGATTAAACATGGTCTTTGTGAACATGGTGTCTTAAGCATGCTTCCTTGTGAAGATTGTGATAAGTGTACAGCACAAGGGATGCGTGACTTGGTGTATAGAGAATGCGGTGCCTTGACACCTTTACCATATTGGCATTCTTGGCTTGAATGGTTTTTGTGTACTCGTATTGGCATGTTTTTTGTCGCCATTTATTTATGGTTTTGTGGATATAGTTGGTATTATCCTCGTTGGTGGCACAAAGTCATACTATCGAGTATTGTTAAGAATCGTATGACTCGGTACTCTATGCGTATCCCTCACAAAGTTGCTATGGTAGATAGATTGATAACAAATGCTCTTGCT